ATCTCTGAGTTAGGGCGTTTGGTGAGAATGTCGTACAAGGGATGCTTGGTGGCTGCAATCCGACCACCGTCTTCACGTCGCTCATACAACTTCAGAGGCAGCGTGGATACCGTTTCGGACAGTAGTCGAACGCAGGACCAGACTGCTGAAAGCTGCAAGGCCTTATCGACTGTAACGACTTGGCCACTGGCTGATGTGCCGAACCACTCCTGCCAAAACGAATCGGTAGTAAGCCCAACCGGCACGCCCAGCCAATTCTGGAGGGCAGATCGAACCCGCCCGGGTTTCTTATCGCGCGCCATTAAATGCCTACCATGATGGGGTTGTTGTAGAAGCCGCTTGTGTCTGGAGAGCCGGCCAACAGCATCGCTCGGTTAGCCCCCATAAGCAGCGCGACAGCGCCGTCGATCTTTTTCGCCGCCTTCTCTTTTCTGGGGAAAACGTTCTCGTTGGCATCGGGTTTGGCGGTAACGTTGCCCATCATCCAAGTGAGGATTGGGTTACCGTCATGGTGAAAACGGCCGTTGAGAATCGCGCCATTCACCTCTTTCATTGCTGGCGAGAACGTCTTGGTTGTCTTCGGAATTTTTACCGGCGTGTGGCCTTCCGCCTCGAAGTCCTGGGCGATTTGAAACGCACCCCATTCGTCATGCGGGATTTCAGTGAGCGACACGTTCTTGGCGTCTGCCAGCAAATCATCACGCACCTGGTTGAAGCTCACCTCGGCGCCGTCGTGCGACGTCAGAAGCCCCATGTTCACCCACTTCTGATAGCGCTCCACCACCGACTTCTCGCTACCGTACTGGATCGTCTGATCGGGCAGGTAGAAGCGCGGCGCGACGCTGTAGTAATGCAGCACGCCATCGATCACGCGGTAGAACAGGTTGATGCGGGCACAGATGTCGGTCTTCGACGCCAGGTCGAGGCACATCAGGCATTCGCTGCCTTCGAAATCTTCCATGGCCAGGCCGGGATCAGCGCAGTCGCGCCAGGCCTCCATGTTGAAATACACCTCACGTGCCGACACCCAGACGTTCAGGTGCTTCGTTTTGAAGGTGTTCTGGAAGCTGGCGTTCTTGATTGCCTTCTGCTGCTGGCTGATCAAGTAGTCTTCGTAGACCGATACCCCCATGTTCGGGTTGGCCTTGGCCATGACCTTGGGATCGGTCCAGTCGTCACCCTCGTCGATCGTCCAGACCCAGCCGAACAGCTCCTCATCAGGGACGGTGCCCTCGAGCATTTCCACCACACGGCCGCGCATGTCGTAGCACGGACCTTCGATGTTGCTGCCGGCGGTGGTGATGATGAACATCAGCGGCTGGCGGCGAGCGCCCATACCTGTGAGCATGGTTTCGTAGAGAGCGGCGCTTTCGTGTTCGTGATATTCGTCCACGATCGCGCAGCTCGGCGATGCGCCGTCGCCAGGGTTACCGATGACGACTTCAAAGCGTGCGCCATCTTCAGGACGACTCATGTTCGAGGCGTTGACCTCGATGCCGGCGGCCTCGATCAACATCGGCGAGCGCTTCACCATCAAACGAGCCGGGCGAAACACCTCCCATGCCTGTTTCTCAGTGGTGGCGCCGCTGTAAATTTCTGCGCCGAACTCGTTGTCAGCGACAAACATACCGATGCCGACGGCCGCGGCGATCACGCTTTTGCCGTTCTTGCGCGGCACTTCCCAATAGCTTTCGCGGAACCGGCGTAGTCCCGACTTCTTTTTGACCCAACCGAACGTCGCGGCCAGGCCAAACTTCTGCCATGGCTCCAGGGTGATGAGCTGACGCTTGAATGCCCACTCCCCTTTTACGTGCGGCATCATTTGGGCGAGAGCCAGTTTCTTCTCGGCTTTCTTCGGGTCGAACTTGTAGGGAAACCCGGCCGACTTGCTTTTGACCAGGTCGTCCAGGTGCCGCTGACAGGCGAGTTGCACAAGCCGGCATGCGGGTTTTCGGCCTCTCACAACATCCCGCGCCCAGCGGTTCGCCGCCTCGACGTTGGGGTGCTTGTAGGCCATGTTTATCCGTTTAGAAGTGCTGAAAATTCATTGGTGCCGGGCGGCTTTTTACCGCCAGTGAGGCGGGATCGGCTCGATGGATCGAGGCCGAGCAGTGAACCGAACGTGACCATTTGCGCCATGGCTTCCTTTGCGGCGGTCAAGGCGGGATTTTTGATGGGCGAGCCCATTGCTGACTGAACGACAATCCCAAACTGGGTGACCGATTCCTGAGCGGCACGCCAGTTCGCATAGGCCGTGCAAAAGGCCTCAACGTTATGCAGATCGGTGACGCATAAAATCTTCTCAGCCAGGAGCGATGGGACGACCCTGGACCACATTTCTTGCGAGTTAGGACATAGCCACTCTGGGGGTTCAATTTTGGTAACGAGCGCAAAGTCGGGCTCGTTCTTGTTGAGTTTTCGTTTGCCGGGATTACCGGCCAACTCCTTGCTGGCCGTGGGTTTGGGGCGACGGCCGGACCGCCCCTTTACCCCCGGCATCGGCGAGACTCCTGAATTTCATTTTTCGCGGTCGTGTGAACGAGACCTCAGCGCGGTCAGCGAGCCAAAAGGCCCAGACTTCCGACCCGCCCCCCCTATCGATTGATCCTGATCGATAGATTTCGCAACTTTTCGTGCATTTCGCATGAATTTCGGTCCTTTTCGACCTCATATGAGAATCATTCGCGCAGATTCGACTCCCGAGCGGTCTTTTCCTTGTGGCAGTCGTGGTTGATGGCCTGAAGATTGCCGGGGTCATCCGTGCCGCCGCTCGCCTTGCCAATGATGTGGTCGACCTCGGTCGCTTCACGCACACGACCGAGGGTGGAGCAGGCAGAGCACTGGCATATGTAGTGGTCACGCTTAAGGATCGAGGCACGAAGGCGCTGCCATGCTGCACCGTATCCACGTGAGGTTGTGCTGCCAGCCCTTCTCTCTCTGACCCAGGCACCACGCAATGACGCGTGCTCGTCGCAGTAGCCCTGCTCACCCTTCGACTTGACGAGGTTGGGGCAGCGCGTGGATCTACAGGGTCTGGCTGCCATTGGTCTTGCCCTCCGGTTGATTCGGCGGGGCTGGCCTGATCAGGCTCTTGGCCCGCTCGATGGCCTCCTGCGTCCACTTGATTGCTCGGGCACGCCGAGCAGCACAGCCGGTGCAAGCCATCAACACACCTTCACGCGGACGCCGTGCATCAGCAACGCACAGACTCTATCGAGATCTGGCTGATGCCGGGCGAAACGACAGAACAAAGCGATGCAGCTAATCGCAGGCTTCACCCACCAGGCGATCTGCACTTTGAGCGTTAGGGATACCAATGCCATTACTCAACCCTCTCAACGGTCACAGCACCACGCAGGCGGCGTGAATAGACCACATCTCGTTTGCGGTTCACACGCACCGGATATGGGCAGAACACCACAATGCCTTGCGCCGTGTCGCACCAGATAACCCGCTCAACCTCGTTACCGTTGACATAGACTCGGCGCTTACCGCGGCCATCGTTGTAATGGTGAAAGCTTTCAGACCTGGACATCGACAACCTCCTCGACCTACTTGCTCTGACTGCGCTTGATCTGGGCGTCCACCTGGTCGGCACACGTGTCGAGCAGTTCAATGGCTCGATCCTTCAAGGCCCAAACATCACCGTTTAGGCGAAGGTCGGCTTCGTCGGCGGCCACCCGCTCACACGGGATCAGCTCAGGCGCTTCAATTCTTACTGCCTGGGTCTTTGTTACCACTGGCGGCTTTCCCGCGCAGGCCGTCAGGCAGAGGCTGAGCAGCCCAATCACGAACAGCCGGGCTGTTGCGCTTGAGGTCTTCAAAGTTCTTCTCCGCCTTTCTGGCTTTGGCTTGGCTGGCCTGCAGCCGCGTGGTGAGGTCGCGCTGGTAGTCAGCGTTGCGCAGGGCTTCTGCTCGCAGCGTGGTGATCGTCGCCTGGCTCTCGGTGTTGGCCTTGATGGCGTCGTCCTTGCTCTTGGTCTCGATCTGCATCTCGCCGCGCAGGGCGATGACGCGGTACTGCTGGATACCAACGAGCAAGACGGCGACAAGGGCGATGATGATTGCGGCAGCGATGGCCTTCATGCGGCGTCTACCTTGCGACCAATGAACCTGGTCACCAATTCGCGAATGGCTGTCACCCCGAGAAACCCGATCGATCCGCCGGCGGCGACCGACAAACTCGGCGGCCACGCCATCCACTCGATCAGGCTCGATGCAACCAGGCTCAGCGCTCCGCAGATCAGCGACTCGAAGAAGATTCGACGCTTACTGGTTTCTTTTGCGTCGTACATGACGCGCAGTAGGGAGACGGTGATGGCCATAATTGCGCCCTGCCATAGCGGATTGCTCAAGGCCAGCCAGATCTTGGCCCACGTGTCTGGTTTGTCAGGCATGGGAAGGCATCCGGTGTCCTCCCTCTCGGGGAGCAAAAACGAAAAAGCCCCGCACAGTGGCGAGGCTCGGAATGGGTGCAGAGGGCCGGTACTGATCTCCGGCATCAGGCTCAGGAGTACGAATCCCTAGCGCATCAGCCTGCGCATTCATCTGCATAAAGCAAAAAGCCCAGCGGTTGGCTGGGCTTTGGTGTCGTCTCTCATACGCGCAAGATCGACATGATGGGGTTAATTTACGGCCATTCGGCCATCACGGTCAAGCGGCGTCGACGAAGATTTCTTCAAGGTCGAATATCTCGGTCGCGTGAATCACTGCGGCCTCTTCCAGCTGCTCCAGACGCTTGTGAATGCCGCCGCGCCAGTTGCGGCGAGTGCGCTCCGGTGAGCCGGCAAGATCCCAGGTGTTCATGTCGTAGAACTCGGCGGGCAGCACGATCATGTCGGTGGATCGCTTGCCCGACTGTTCGCCCCGAAGCTTGGGGATTGCCCAGGCCGTGACCGCCTTATAGATGAACAACTGTGGGGCTGGTGAGCTGATGCGGCTGATCAGCCGACCGATTGCAGCTACCTTGTTGGCCTTGTGGGTCGAGTACTTGGCAACCAGCACGTCCCACTGTGCTGGAGCCAGTTCGCGGTGCAGCAGCGCATGCAGGCAGCAGTCATAGTCGAACTTGTCGCGGACCGAGATTGAACTGCCGGTGCCACCTTGGCGCAGATCGGCGTCGATCAACTTCTGCCAGGACTGCTTCGTGCTGTTGTCGATGTTGTCGGCGGCCAGTACGCGTACCAGGGTGCCCATCACGTCTTTATAGATGCCCATTGATCAATCCCCTGTGAAGTTCGAGCCGCCGGCACCGCGGCGGTTGTTCTGTTCGTATTGCTGCTGAGCGCCTGACGGCTGATTTACCCGGTTACCAAAGGCAATGATGCGCTGCTGATAGATGTTCAGCATGAGCCCGAGGTGGGTAACCAGCACCTCGACCGGTAGCGCCTCCCCTGTTTCCGCCGAGACCCAACCGGAGGCGTGGCATTCAGTGCAAGGCAGCTCATGAAATATGCCTTTGATGACCGCTTTGCCCTTGCATGATGCGCACCATTTCAACGGCAGCGGCGAAGCATTGAAGGCGGGGCCATGCTGCTTTTTGTTCATTTTTAAACCTCGCCTATGGTTGATTCTTGAAGGGCCTCGCAGGCCTTATGTTCTGTGGCTTCCAGCCCATTACCAGAATCTCCGGTTCTAAAGCCGGTCAAGCCGTGAATGAGGTTGAAACCCTTCTGGTCTAGATGTGCGTGCCACTGCTCCAAGGCATCACGCTTGCGGCTCATCACGTCCGACTGGATGTACACCTTCACGTTGTGCCCCATCGCATGGTTGATCAGCAGCTCACCGATCAGGTGGTCGATGCCGATGTCTGCCCAACCGGTGCGGGCGACCTTGCGCAGGTCGTGACTGGTCCACTCGCCCTGCCCCAACCGGGTGAATACGGCACTGGCCTGGCCTTCACTCAGGGCCTTGCCATTGCGAGCCGGGAACAGGAACTGGCCGTCATAGCCTCTGGCGTACTGACCTTCTCGATACCGGATCAGCAGCTCGCACGCTTGCTCTGTCAGTGGCAGGTGATGCTCGACACCGGTCTTGGTGTGTTCGGCTGGAATGAACCACTCGCGCTCGGCCAGGCTGATGTGCGACCAGCGGGCCTGCCGGGTTTCGCCGATGCGCGTACCGTGGCATAGCATCATCAGAGCCAACATGGCATCCAGCGGCGCCGCCGTGGTTACTTCGCTCAGTTGCTCGAGCAGACCTTGCAGCTGAACACCACGCAGGCGCGATGGCTTAATCCCGACCTTGGCCTTCGAGAAGTCGTTGAACTTGATGGCGGCCATAGGATTGGCCGAGATGTGACCCAGCTTGAACGCCTGACGGAATGCCAGGGCCAACAGCTGGAACGCCGACCGCACGTAGTCGATGCCGATCTTCTCCTGCAGCGGCCACATGAACTGGCTGTCGAGGGTTGCCTTGTCGATACCGGCGAGTGGGTGGTTGCCCAGGCACGGGATCAGGTGACACTTGATCAGCGACGCGCCGGTCTTCTTGCGCTTGGTCGACAGATTGCGGTCGCGCGACATGCGTTCGGCATACCAGTCGAGCAGCTCACGAACTGTCACCCACTTCGACAGGTTCGAGCCATCACCGGACTCCAGGCGCAGGCGAATTGCTGGCAGCGCCGCGACGACCTGTTTGGCGTTGAGGTCAGGAAAGGCCCCGATACGGTTCCACTCCCCTTTCTTCACCAGGTACCACGACGCCCGGGCGCGGTCCTTATTGAATCGCAGGTATAGCCCGCGATTCTCAATGTCCCGCAGATCTCGGACATCGCCAGCGGCCTGACGCTTGATTTCGGCGTCGGAAATCTTCACGGCAGCACTGCTCATGCGGCCACCACGGTTGGAGCCAGGCGCAGATAGGCGCGAATCTGCTCCATCGCGTCAAAGTGGCCACGGCACACCGCCGCCAGATAACCCTGATCGTTGAGCTTGCGGATGCGCTCGTGCTGGCTGGCTGAGATCGCGGCATCGTTCGGCGGCGTGGCCTTGAATTCGATGTACAGGCCGAAGTAGCCGCCGCGGGCCATGGTCAGCACCAGGTCAGGAATACCGGCCACCACGCCCTGCTGCTTCAGCTTCGCAGCCACGGCCTTGTGACGGTGCCCGCCATTCGGAACGTGGTACATCAGATCGGCGATGTCCGGGTGCCGGATGCGTAGCTCGGTCATCAGCGCGGCCTGCTCCAGGCCTTCACGGTCGACTGCCTTGGCGCGCACCGGCTTCTGCTTGAAAAGCTTCATGGCAGCCGGCTTCATTTACGGTCACCCCGTGCTTTCCGGTACCGGCGATCAAGGTGACGACAGAGTTCAAGAAGCCCGCCACTGGCGAGGATCATCAGGACGAGCAAGCTGGTTGGATCGATCATGCAGCCCCCTTCACGGTGAGTATTCCGGCCCGTATCAGGGCCTCATGTGTTTCAGCTACTGCTCGGAGCATGTCCTGCCAATCCACGTTGCCGGCGCCCCGGCCATCGATGGCGTTATGACAGGCGCTGCATGCGTAAACCGCGACAGTGTCGAAGCCCTTCATGCCCACGCCCTTCTGGCCACACGGCAGATGCGCAAGAACGGTGGTTGCCGAGTTGTGGTTGCAGGTCCCCGGCAAGCGGACAGTGCAGTCCTGGCCATTGGCCGAGGCGCGGAGTTTCTTCGAGGTCACGCGCATACCCGCTCCCCGGTGATCACGTCGATCACCTCGAAATGTTGCGGCCACATGGCCTGGCCGAATTTGAAAGCGAGAACCTGATGCTCGAACAAGGCCACCGCTCGATCAGGTTTGTCGGTGAGGTCAAGCTTGTGCGCGCAGCAATGCACGGCGAAGCGGTAATCGGCAGGGTTGGTCGGTGCGAGGCGCGAGTCAGCCACGAACACCTCCCAGCTTGGCGCGCATTTGGGCCAAGGCGTCTTTCCCGACTTCCGGCGTCACCTTCGCTTCGGCGCGCGCGGCGAGCGCCTTGGGCATCGACTGAAGCGGCAAGCCAGCGAGCAATCGGCGAATGGTGATGGTGTAATTCCGATCGAAGAGCTTGAGGCTGAGCGTGGTGTCGAGCTTATTCAGGCTTTCGAACCCGCACTCCTTGGCGGCATGCCACACCGCGTCGTGCGACCACTTGCCCTGCCCTGCCATGCCGGGATGCGCATTACGGCATGCCTCCCGATGCGCCACCGCGAGTGGCGGCAAGCCCAGCATCTCCGGCGTTGGTTTGCACCATTCGATGAACTGGCCTGGGCTTGGGATGAAGTCACCGGGTTGCTTCCGCACCTGGGTCATTCCGAAATCGATCTGACCCTGAGTGCAGATACCCTCCTCGAGGAACGCTTGGAACCATTGCCGCTTGGAAGCGCGATAGGTTTCTTGGTCCGGCCAAGCCTGGCGCCACGCGGAACGGATCGAACGCAGTTCCTTGAACAACTCATTGATGGCAACCACCAACGTGCTGTTGATTTCATTCGCGACCGGGACAGTGTCGCTTGCAGCGATGAACTCACCTGACTGGGCCTTCGTCCACAGATTCTGGGCAATCACGGAGACGGTCTTCATGGCCTCACCCCGTTCTGCCATTCGGTATCGTCATCGTCGAAGTCGGATGCAGGCGCCTGCTTCGGCTTGAACTGCTTCACGTTCGAGGCAGCAGCTCGAACTTTGTCGTTATTGACCCACTTGACCAACATGCCCACCCATTCAGCTTGGGTGTTGACCTGGCGCTGAGGCTCGTAGTGAGCAGTGAATGCGACACGAACGGTTTCGGTGAACAGATCGAGCGCCAAGCCACGGTGAAATGCATAGGTTTCCAGCAGCGTTTCATCCGGCACCCAGTCGAGGGTCATTTCGATTGGCATGCGAGGATCGACAGGCCCCTGCGCAGAGAGAGGTTCTTTATTCTTCTCTACATCTTCTTTAGGTAACGCACCGCTAACGTTCGAAGCGTTAGTTTTTCCGTTACTCGCCTTGTGGTTCGCCACTCGTTTTGCCGTGAGAAGCCTGTTTTTAGCGGTCTTCCCGTTGTGGCGGTCGAAATGAGGAAGACTGATCACGCCGTCTGCTTCGATCATCCAGGCGACCGACT